AAAAGAATACCATATTACCTGATTTAGATAATCATTTGTTATTTAATATTGCAACTGACCCAAGACACAATCCGGATGATAGTAAATTAGAACGAACATTAAATTTTTAGTAATATGGAATTAAGAGAATACTTTGAAAGTAATCACGATAGAAATATGATTGATAAATGGTTACACTATTTCGAAATCTATGAAAGGCATTTTAGACCTTTCGTTGGTAAAAAAGTTAAGGTACTTGAAATAGGTATTTGGCAGGGTGGTTCATTAAAGATGTGGAAAGAATATTTTGGTGCTGATGCTGAAATTATTGGTGTTGATATTGAACCAAGAACAAAAAAATTTGAAGAAGATAGAATTAAAATTTATATTGGCGACCAGTCTGATGTATATTTTCTTCGTGATTTAATTCAAAAAGAAGGAAAATTTGACATTATAATTGATGATGGTGGTCACTTTATGAATCAACAAATCATTAGCTTTGAAGAACTATATGGTGCAGTAAATGATGGTGGTGTTTATTTGTGTGAGGATAATCATACGAGTTATTGGGCGAGATATGGTGCAGGGTTAAAAAAACCAAACACGTTTATTGAATATGTTAAAAACTTAATTGATAAATTACATGCGTTTTACAGTGAAACACCGGAATTGGTTGTTACTGATTTCACTAAAAATACGACTGGAATTCACATATATGATAGTGTTGTTGTATTTGATAAGCAAAGTAGAATAAAACCAACAGCTAAAACAGTTGGTATTAGAACAATATAGTTGTTATGCGTAAAAAAAATGTTACAATAAAGAAAAGAATATTAAAAAAAATCGAATTAAATAACGATAATTATATTGGATTGACATCAAATAAAATGAAAGATAGCGACAGATTAAGGATATATGACGACCGTAAAAAACCAATTGATATTTCGTTATATAATAATAGACTTGATATGCGAACGACTTCATTTGAACGCTTAACTGAGATTAAATATAGCAAAAAGGTTTTTGTTGATTATGATATTGTAATATGTATTCCATCATATAATAGATATTTGAAAATAAAAAATTTGCTTAATCAATTTTACACGCAGCCAACGAAATATACATTTAAAATAATATTGTTAAACGATGGTTCAGATGACATACGATATGATACGCTTGTTAATGATTTTCCGGATATAATTTATTTAAAAAACATAAAGCCAAATGGAAAAATTTTACATTGGTATTGTTATAATCAATTATGGAAGAATTTAAAGAATATTGAGTGTCATGCTGTATTACAAATGGATGATGATTTCATAATATCTGAAATTTTTTTAGATACAATAACTGACATGTTTTTTACTGAAAAGGAGAAAAATGGTATTGTTATGGGTATTGCACCGCATTTGTGGTCATTTAAAAAATTTAGTGATAATGAATCTTGGTGGGCAGATAAAACATTTTTAGATGGAATAGCATTGATAGATATCAAGATAATTCAAAATATGAAGTATGAAATGAATTCAGTTGATGCTGTTGAGGTCAATAAACCCGGTGTTCCTGTTAGAGCTTGGATACAAATATCTGATTCAATAAAAAAAATTGGTGGTATTGTTTATAGAACAAAAAATTCACTGGTTTATCATAATGGTAATGATGATTCAAAGTTGCATGGTGACGTTAGAAATAATAATAAGGGTGGCGTTTACACTCAAAAATATATTGGAAATTTATGATTAGTGTAATATTGAATGTATATAAAAGACCTTATATGCTCGAAAGACAAATAAAGGCAATTTTGAAACAATCAATAGAAATTAAACCTGAGAATATACACGTATGGTATAATAAAAGCGATGTCGGACAATATTTTCCATTAGATAAAAGAATTAATACATATGCTTGCAATTGGAATACTAAATTCTGGGGTAGGTTTACAATACCATTAATTGTAAAAACACCCTATGTTGCAATGTTTGATGATGATATAATACCACAAAAAAATTGGTTTAAAAATTGTTTGGAAACAATTCAAAAACCTGAGACTAATGGTATATTAGGTGGAAGTGGTGTTATTCTTAGTACCAAAGCATACGTACCATTTCAAAATAAGGTTGGATGGAATGGAACACACTCAAACAATACGGAACGTGTTGATTTAGTTGGACATGCATGGTTTTTTAGGCAGGAGTGGATTAAATATATGTGGTATGAAAAGCCATTCACATGGGAAAATGGTGAGGATATTATGTTTTCATATTTAGCACAAAAATATGGTAACATTAATACGTTTGTACCACCACATCCGGAACACATGTTAGATATGTGGTCTACTGATGTTAAAACGGGTAACGAGGTTGGTGGTGATGCAAATGCTTCATTCAAAATGGGTAACCATTATAATCAAAGGGATGGGATTTGTGTTCATTGTATAAATAATGGTTGGAAAACGGTTAATAACATAAAGTAATGAAAACATTTGAAGGTGATTTTAATAAATTCTTAAATAAGATTAAGAGTGGTAGCATGTGGGAGAGTGAGGGTAAATCAATATATGTACTGATTCGTATTTTAAAACCTAAAAAAATATTGGAAATAGGCAATTTTTTAGGTAGAAGCTCAAATCACATATTACAGGCTGTTGAAATGAATGGTATTGGTGATGTTGTTTTGCTTGATATTCAAGAAAGATTGGAATACGATAAGTTACATTCAAAGAATTTTGATAGAATACTTGATGACTCACTTAAATATGTATCTAATACAATTGATTTTGATTTAATTATTCAAGACGGTAATCATACATATGAGCACGTTAAGAATGAATTAAATTTAATATTATCCAATAATTTGGTGGATAATTATTATATTTGGGCACATGATTATTGGCAGAGAAGTAAACCGGAACAGTGTGGGGTTTGGCTTGCGTGTGATGAAATGAAAAATAATTTTAATCAATTCGAATCATTTCTTGATTCGGTTAGTGATTGTGGTTGTTTGATTGTAAAAAAATGTCTGAAATGAAAAAAAATGTTTATTTAGACTGTGGTGGACATCATGGTGAAGGTTTACGAGAATTTATAGGTAAATATAAAATGGATGAAAATTGGATAATTGAAACTTTTGAACCAAATCCAGAATGTAATTTAAAGAATAGAATCAGTGATATTAGTTTAAATATAATAGTACACGATAGTGCGGTTTGGGTGTATGATGGGTATATTGAATTTTCACAGGAAAATCATGAAAAAAGTAATTCAAAATCACCAACCGATGGCAAATCATCGATTGATGGGTGGGGGTCAGTTATAACTGAATTAAATTCAACACACCTTAAATATGCAGAAGAACCAATCAATGTGCCTTGTATTGATTTTAATGGAATATTGAATAAATATCCTAAAAATGATTATAATGTAATTGTAAAAATGGATATTGAGGGTGCTGAATATAGTGTACTCAGACACATATTAATGGGTGAATCATTTAAAAATATCAATGAAATGTATGTTGAATGGCATTTTGTTGATTTCGATTATGAAAATCAACAAACAACGAATGGAATAATTAATCAATTAAAACATAATAACATTAAAGTATATAATTGGAAATAGTTATGAAATTTGCTACACACGTAATATTATTTGGTCAGGACAAATGGGTGATGAAGAACATTGAAAATTCATATCCACATGTGGATAGAATATATATTGCGTATAGTGTTAAACCTTGGGGGTATAATCCTAATGCAAGAATAAACTATACTAATTCGTTCGATTTAAATATAATAAGAAATTCTAAGTTTATAGATAAGATAACAATAATTGAAGGTGATTGGTTAACCGAAGAGGAACAGCGTAATTCATGTGTTTTACAGGCAAATAGTGATGAAATTGACTATTTAATGATTCATGATGCGGATGAATTTTATTTTCACCATGATTTTGAAAAAATTAAAGAGTTTATTATTAAGAATCCAAATAATGATATTTATACTTGTGGATGGATTAGTTTCTGGAAATCATTTAAGTACATAACAGTACCCCAAAATCTAAACAAAATTGTTGGCAACCCACAAATATTTATTAATTTAAATAGAAAAATTAATTTCGAACGAAAACGAAAACCAACAGGTAGTTCAATCATTAATATTCCTGATGTTATTTGTTATCATGCATCATATGTATTATCGAATGAAGAACTTCAAGAAAAATTAAAAACTTGGGGACATCATAATGACTTTAATGTTGATGAATGGTATAATAATATTTGGTTGAAATGGACACCTGATATGTTGAACATGCATCCAGTTAATTCATCTGCATGGTATAAAGCAATTGAATTCAATGAAGAATTACCTGAAATAATAAAATAACCTTATATTGATGATACTATTAGCATACGGGACTCGACCGGAATATATTAAACTTAAACCATTGATTGATGTGTTTAATGAAAATAATTTTGAATATTTAACACTATTTACAGGACAACACACAACATTAATTGGTGAACATAATCCAGATTATATTATTAATATTGACGATTTAAATGATTTACATATCAATAGATTGGATAGAATAGTTAAATCGATAATGGGTTTATTTACAACAATTCTTATTAATGTAAATGATATTGATTATGTGTTAGTTCAGGGTGATACAACTACGGCATTTGCAGTAGCNCTNACATCCTTTCATTATGGGGTTAAAGTAATTCATTTAGAAGCTGGCTTACGCACCTACGATAAAGAAAATCCGTATCCGGAAGAGGTAAATAGACGATTAATATCACAAATTGCAGACATCCATTTATGTCCAACCAAGCAATCATTAATTAATTTGCGTAATGAGGAAACTCAAGGCAAAATTCATGTTGTTGGTAATACTGTGATAGATAATTTATTACAACACAAAAATAAGTGTGAATATACCAATAAAATATTAGTAACACTTCATAGGCGTGAAAATCATCATTGGCTCGACCAATGGTTTATCGAAATCAATACCTTAGCAATTGAACACCCAGAACTTGAATTTATTTTACCATTACACCCAAACCCAAATGTTCAAAAGCATAAACATTTATTGACTAATGTTAATGTTATTAATCCATTACCATATGATGAAATGCTTGATTTGTTGGTTAAAACACGATTGGTTATTACAGATAGTGGTGGTTTACAAGAAGAATGTAGTTTTTTTAATAAAATTTGTTTAACTTGCCGAACGGTTACTGAACGTCCTGAAGCACAATTTCAAAGTACATGGATGATAGATGAACCAAAAAATTTAAGAATTGCATTTAATAATCATTTAGAAAATTATCTAATTAATTATGATTGTCCTTTTGGTGACGGACATTCTGCTGAAAAAATATATAATATATTGAAAACACTGTAATTTGAAAAATAAAATTATATGAAATTAGCTAACATTATCTATGAAAAGGAATTGGTTAATCACACTGAAATTGATTATATCAATTACTTTAAGGGTGTTCAAGAATACGATAAGTTGGATAAAACATTACCAACGCTATATGTTGGTTGGTCATTCATGAAAGCCTGTAATCCAGACAATGAAATAGTTCAGAATGTAGATATTTTGAAAAAGAGGATAATCTCAAATGAATTATATTGGGAATGTAGTTTTGAGGAAAGTAAATCATCCCATGTAAGAGGTATTGAATATTTTGTTAATTTAATTCCACAATTTTATTTTGTACCAAAGTATAAATATATAAATTTAGACCCCGTATTTTTTCAAATAACTGAAATTCAAGACTTAATGGATGTATTACCTAAAAAAATTGATGCTACCTATAACTATAAAAATGAAATGCTTTATATTTTAAATGAAAATAATATCAGTGGGGTGAATATCGACATGTATAAGTATTTTCAATTCAATGTCGATGAAATATTACTTAAAATAAAAGAGAGAACAACCAATTCAATTGAAGATTTAGATGCTACTACCTATCAATCTTATTATAAAATACTTCCAAATTTTACACATCTTAAAAGATATCTAATAACGATATTGAATAAATAATCGTCATTCATCATTTTTAATATGAATTTTATTGGAAGGTGAAAAATTAAACGAATATATTAATATGGGATGGATACCATTAAATAGAACAAAACTGGTGGTATTGGTGGATATAATACTGTTTGGAATTATGGTAGAATTAGGAAAATTATTGAAAAATATGACTCAGTTGAATCGTTAATCAATGGTGATATATATTTATATAATATAATAAAAAATAATGGCTGGACAGAATCTTTATTTCCTAATGAAATTTAGATAATTGTGTAGTATTTATAATAAATTGAATTATTATGGAAAAAGATTTAGTTAATACGCTTGATAATTTCATTAATAACCCAGAAGATGAGGTTAAAGAAATTAAAAAAAATAATAATAAAAAAACTGTTGTTCTTAATGAGAGAGATGGTTTAATTATTGAACGCATTGATAAACAATATGTTACGTCAGATGGACGTATGTTACTTCGAGAACAATATTAATACATTCATTTGATGAAAGATATGATAAAAAACAGACTTCATGAGGAACAACTCAGGAAGTTTAAGTATAGTGTTGGCTATAAAGTCAACGAATCACCGAGATATCGTCCATTAGTTGGAGTTGACGAAGAATTTGATAATCTACCTGTTGAAATATATAATACAGATGATGGTCAACCAATGCCAGCGTTAACAACCGAAGCTGGCGAACAAGAAGATGCTCCAATACCCGGTGGTGGTGAAATGCCACCAGCTCCATCAAATGATGAACCAATAGGTGCTGGAACGCCACCCGCTTCAGGTGCTCCGGGTTCACTTCCTACTGGTGCTCCCGGTGCGCCACCAACTGGTGAACCACCAATGCCTGCGTCATTGCCACCACAAGGTGGAATGGGTGAACCACCTATGGGTGGAATGGGCGTAGACCCCGGACAACAAGTTGATGATATTCAGAATGATATTATCAAGCACAACATTGCTGCAATGCAAAGCATTCACAACCAATTAGAAGGATTGAATGCAACAGTACAAGGATTAAATTCTAAGTTAGAAGTGTTGAATGCCGATGTTGAGGAAGTTCGTGAACCAACAAATTCAGAAAAATTGATGAGTAAGACTAACGTAAGTTATCCTTATTATTTTAATTTAAATGATTTCTGGTCGGGTAACTGGTTTAATGAAAAACGTAAAGCTGAACAGGAAAAGGGTGTGAGAGAATTGCCTGACGGTACATTTATTGCCGATTTTGATGATTTGCCACAGAAATCCAAACAAGACGTTCAAAATAGTTTTAATGATATTTAATATTATATGAAGGCATTTCACTCATACGGCTCAAAGGAAAGACTTTTCGAAATGATGGGAAGAGTTAATCGTGTACAATTAAATGAACTGGCGTTACCTGCAAAAAAAAGAGAAATAGTGATTAATAAATTTGTTGAATTTGTTGATGGTAAACTTGATTTTGGTGAAGAAAAACCGAATGTAATTGTTTCGTATGATGATAAAGAAGCCGAAACAATGAAATCATTTGGTAAATATACTCCAGATGATGGTGAAATAATGGTTGTTGCAGCAAAAAGAAATTTAGCTGATATATTAAGAACATTAGCACATGAATTAGTGCATTATAAGCAACACATTGACGGTAGATTAAATCCTAATTCAGGTGAAGACGGCAGTGAACAAGAAAATGAAGCAAACGCTCTCGCAGGTGTGTTAATGAGAGAGTTTGGGAAAAATAACCCAATAATATTCGAATAAAAACATCGATAAAATGAAAGTATACAATCAAATAGGCAGCAAAGAAAGATTCGTTGAGATATTTCAAAGGGTCAATAAAGTAAATTTAAACGAAGACCATAACAACGATAATATCGATGCTTATTCAATATTGTTGAATGGTTTTCAAGCGTTAAAAAACGGTCAATTATCAATTCAGGGTGGCGGTAGTAATAATACCACAGTTCAAATGACAGATAATGAAAGTACCGTTGAAATTAATGGTTTAGATAGCAATAGAAACAATTATAAAATTGTTTTTAATATAACATATAATGAGGGTGACCAAGAGGGTGTTTATAATATAGAAACAGTAACTTTAACCAGTTTCGAATATCGTAGTTCGGATGGTACACAAACATTTGATTTGGATGAAAACGGATTGATTAAATTTAATCAACAATTTGGTAATGATTTATTTGATGTTGTTGAAAAATTTGTAGATGTGAAAAGTCCTAACGATGAAATGGATATTGATGAACTACAAGAAGCAGTTAAATTAATTGATGCAATTAAACAAGACTCATATCCTTTTGGTGGTGATACCCAAAGAATGCAAACAGGTAAGGCATATGGTGACGAAAAGCCTACAAACCCGGCACTAAGGGTAAAATCTCCGGAATTAGATAAGCATTTAAATGAAGAAGATGCCGATAAAAGGGAAATGGGTGATTATCCAAATGCAATTGGTAGTAAATTTAAACCAAAAAAACGTTATCCATCAAAAAAGAAAAAACCACAATCGGTTGTTAAATTAAATGAATCAACTGACCGTGATAAATATGAAAACGTTGTTTTCTTACAAGGTGATGAAGCGTATGAACCATTAGAAAGACTTGATAGAGAAGGTGAAGATGCTGCATTGGAATATTTAAAGCAATGGCATTATCCCGGTGAACATGAGGGTGCTCGTGAATTATTACATGGAAGAAGTGATAAAACTTACGAAAAAGATGGTTATACCATGTCATGGAATCCAAATATTGGTTACATTGGTTTACAATTTGATTTATCTCAAATGGATAATATGAATGAGGTTGAATATGAAGATGTTGATGATGAAACTACTGATGTTGATACAACTCAAGATGATGGTATGTCGTTAGAACCAAAGGGTGATGAAATTGAACAATTATCTCAAGATAAAGAGGAAGTTGGTGATATGATTCCCGGTGGATTGGGTGACGATAAATCTCCAATGGAATTTGACCCAGAACAAGTTAAATTAGGTATTGGTGTTGAAATGGAACATAGTGAAAATCCTATGTTGGCAATGGAAATTGTATTAGACCATTTAACCGAAGACCCACAATATTATTCAGTTAAAGACGACCCGGAAGCATCCGCACAATTCAATGCAAGCACTGAAGCTGGTGAAAAAATGGATGATAAGGATATGACTGACATGTTATTGGGATATCAGCCAAAAAATGTTGGTGATGATGTTGATGAAGAGTTTATTGGTGCTAATGGTGCTAATGGTGTTGTTGGTAATGGTGATTTCGATTATTCTGCGGAAGAAAGAGATTATTGGGATAAACAAAATTATGCTAATGGTGGTGAAGGTAATGAACCTGAAACTAATGATGATTTAGAACAAGATAAAGAAAGTATTAATGAATCATTAATTAAAACCGCAAGACAAGCATTAAATAAAAGAGGTATTGTTGATGGTATGACAAAAAAAGAAGCAGTACAAATTCTAATTAAACATAATATTAAATAAAAATAATTAAGAATAATATTAGAAAAAAGGACTACTATAGGTAGTCTTTTTTGTTTCATGGGTATTTATAATAAAAGAAGAACATGTCAATATTTAGAACATATTTTCTAAAATCGAATACTTTAATTGAAAGTAATCTATCGAACAACAGCCAGAATCCTGTCACTGAAATATCTTATGGTACTTTCAATGCTGAAGTTAGTAGGTTTATATTTGATGTTGACTTAGCTAATTTACGTGCTAAAATAGCTCAAGGTCAAATCAATCCAAATAGGATTGTTAGACATATATTGCATATGACCAATACAATTATGTATGCACCTCAATATATTGGCAGAAAATCATATAGTTTAGGAATTAACAGGGCAAGTAGTTTCACATTAGACTTGTTTAATGTTACTGAATTTTGGAATGAAGGTTCTGGTTATGATTTTACATATTCAGGTAAACAAGATATTACATTTTATACTATACCCCAACAAGTAGCTAATTGGACTGGAAGAACAACAGGTATTGGTTGGACTGTTCCGGGTGCATATATTAGTGGTACATCTGAAATAATTGGTAGCCAAGATTTCGAAGTTGGTAATGAAGACATGGCAATTGATATAACCGACTATATCAATCAAAGGTTATTTGGTACTGGTTATACTGGTACAACCGCATTTACTGGCGATACCTATGGATTGGGTGTTAAATTTCCAGATTATATTGAAGCACTTGAAACTGAATTTAGAGAAGCTGTTGCATTTCATGCAAAACATACAAATACATTTTATGAACCGTTCATTGAAACTATTATTGATGATGAAATTAGTGATGATAGAAATTATTTTTATCTGGATAAAGACAATGATTTATATTTATATGTAAATATTGGTAATTTTCCACAAAATATTGATGTAAATAAGGTAGATATTTATGACAGTGATGATAATTTGATTGAAACATTAAGTGGTAGTTCAATTATTAATGTAAGTAAAGGCATATATAAAATAACATTAAATGTTGATTCAGCAACATATCCGGATGCAGTATTATTTAGAGATATTTGGACTGTAACTATAAATGGTAGAGAAGTTGTAACTGGAAATGAATTTTATTTAATTTCACCGGATAACTATTATACATTTAATCTTAGTAATCAAATTGATTTTAGAAATTATTTCTTTTATTTTTGGGGAATTAATGAAAAGGAAAATATTAGAGCTGGAAATGTTAGAAAAGTTAGATTATCAATAAAGGAACTCTATCCAAATCAAAATAATTTTTTACCTTTACAAATTGAATACCGTTTATATACCACTGTTGGTGCTAAATATGAAATCGATATTATTCCATTTACTCCGGTAAATAGGACATCAAATGGTTATGAATTTGATTTAGATACATCATGGTTAATATCTCAAGATTATTATTTACAAATAAGATTGAAGAATGGAAGTTACTATGAAAATAAACAAAGTTTATCGTTTACAGTAGTAAATGATGGAATTATGAATTAAATATAAAAAAAGACTGAATTTTTTAAAAAGTCTTGTATTTATGAAAAATGAAGACTACATTTGTAGTACAATTTTATAATTGAAAAATAATTTTACTGTAATTAAATTAAAAATGGAAAATCAAAATCCGCAGACAAGTGCCCAAGGTGGCGATTTGTCTAATCTCAAAAAAATGTTCGCTGACTTCCAAAAGAAACAAACAGCAACCAAAAGAAAATCAAGTGAGGAAATTTTAGCAAAGTATTTTGTTCCCCGCAAAACCAAAGAAATTTACAGGATATTACCTCCAAAACCCGGTAAAAAACACATTGAAGAAGCATTTTTTCATGTTGTAACAACCAATGCTACTGGTGGTAAGAAAAAACATGGTACTGTAATTTACTGTCCTGCACACAATGACCCAAAAGTAATCAAATTAGATTCAAACGGTCAACCAATGTTGGATGGTAATGGCAACCCGATTATGATGTTTGCCCCATGTCCGTTATGTGCTAAAGCAAAAAAACTTCTTACTAAACAAGACCCATCGATTAAGGGAATTAAGAAGGAAAACATGACCGAAGCACAGAAAAAAATCAATGAAAAGAACAAGGAAATTTTTGCTGATGCTAACAAGTGGGAAGCTAAGAAATTCTATATTGTTCGTGGAATTGATAAGGGTGCTGAAAAAGACGGTGTTAAATTCTGGAGATTTAAACACAACTTCAAAAATCAAGGTACTCTTGATAAATTATTGCCTATTTTGGATGCATATGTGAATATGAACCAAGTTGACTTTGCTGATGCAATGAAAGGTACTGATTTAAGTCTTACAATGGCAGATAGTGAATTTAATGGTCACACCTATAAAACATTATCAGCGGTAATTTTTGGTAATCCATCTCCACTTCACAACGACCCAATTGTTGCAAGACAATGGCTTGATGATGATATTACATGGAGAGATGTTTTCCTTCCAAAAAAAGCACCACACATCACAGCCTACGAGTTTCTTGAAATGGTTGCAATGGAAACTAATCCTTATTGGGATGATACCGACTCAAACAACAAACGTTGGGTTTTTCCGGGTCGTCCAGACTTAGAAGAAGCTGCAAATACTCGTACTCGTAATCTCGACAACGATGATAACGATGAAAATTTCGAGCAAGCATCTGATGTAACTGATGAACCACGAGTAACAGTTGCCAATGTAACTCCACAAAGTGTGGGTACATATACTGAAACTGCTGTAGATATTACAGCAAAAAGTAATGTAGCACCTGAAGTGGTTGTTGATGAAGTAGAAACTACCGAAGAATTCGTTGAAGTGCCAGATTACGATGACCTCCCCTTTTGAAATGGTAGGTAAAATTTTATTACCTTTCTAAGTGTTTATATAAAATTCATATTATGAAAAAATGTATTAGATGTGGGAAGGATAAAGAATTGAATGATTTTTATGCCCATCCCAAGACAAGGGATGGGCATTTAAATAAATGCAAGGACTGTTGTAAAGAACAAGCTGACCTCCGAGAAAAAAAATTACGTGAAAATGTTGAATTTTGTGAAAAGGAACGACTACGAAGTATTGAAAAATATCATCGATTAAATTATAAAAATAAACAATATGAACAAGATAAATTGAAAATATATAAGACAGGAAAATATAAAAACTTGCCACGTGATTTAAATTTACCAAATAATGAAAACGCTCATCATTGGAATTATAATTTGATTGAAGATGTTATTATTTTAGATAGAAGATTACATAGATTCATACATCGTTATTTAATTTTAAATGAAATGACACTTGTTTTTGAAACAATCGAGGGAAATATATTGGATTCAAGAGAGAAACATCTTGAATATATCGAAAAATTAAAGATTATTTTTAAATAACATATTGATATGGCAAAAAAGAATGAAATAGAAGTTCCTGCGAACTCACCTGTAAGAAAACCTACAGCTAAAAAAAATTTTTCATTGGATGATTTTAAGAAAAAAGTTGGTGCTGAAGATGTTCCAGATAAACCGTTGGAATGGATAAAAATCGATGAAGCACTTGAAGAGGTAACTGGATTACCGGGATTTCCAAAGGGATATGTATCGTCATGTTGTGGTTTTTCTAATAGTGGGAAATCGACTGCGGTTGCACTTGGGATAGTAAATGCACAAAAAATGGGATTATTACCAATTATAATTGATTTGGAGAATAATTTAAGTAAAGTAAGATTAACCAATATGGGTTTTGATTGGGATGGCGATTACATTTTCGTTGACAATGAATATTTGTTAGAGCGTTTTGGTAAACCATTAGATAAGAATAGAAACTACGCTTCAATTGAAGATTTAGCAAATTGTATACGATTTTTATTGCGTGAACAAGAGGGTGGTAATTTACCATTTGATTTAGTGTTTGCGATTGACTCTATTGGTACATTGAATTGTAATAAAACAATTAATGCTGCCGAAAAAAATGAAAACGATAGTAATTTCTGGAATGCTGGAGCATATGAAAAGGAATTTATGTATTTATTCAATGATATTATTCCAAACAGTAGAAAGATAACTAAGCCATATACAAATACTGTATTCGTTGTTCAGAAAATTGGTAGAGATGCAATGAACAATGCAATTACAATGAAAGGTGGTCGTACATGGGAATACGTACCGAGGTTACAGTATTATTTTGGTGGCATTCTGACAAAGGGTGTTAAAAAGATTACTGCAGTTTCAAAAAAACGTGAAATATCTTATGGGGTATCTGTAAAAATTAATGTATTAAAAAATCAAATAGATAGTCCATTGGGTGGTATTTCAATGGAAGGGTCAATAATTTCAGTGCCACAGGGGTTTATAACAACAGAAGGAATTGATGAATATAAAAAGAAAAACATTTTATATTTTCGAAACCTATTTGGTAATGATGAATTGAATGCTGATGATATTAATACTGGTGAACGAATTGAAAGTCCAGACGGTAAAATACTTCATAATTTTGTTGAAGAAATGGAATAATAATTAAAATCTTCGACTCTTCATGGGTCGAAGATTTTTTAAATTTATTGTTATGAGAAAACATAGGGGATATTGGACATATGAAAAATATAATGAAATTGCATTGAAATATACAAATAAACGAGATTTTAGATTATTGGATTCATGTGCATATTCGGCAGCTAAAAGACATGGATTCATGTTTACATATGAAGCCATTAAATAATGCACATAAATGGACTGGCAGAAAACATAGGTATGATGATTTAGAATATGTTAAATCAATAATATTCGAATATAAATCTGTTGTAGATTTAATGAATAAGAATAATGCATTATATTTAAAGATTAGAGATAATGGATGGCGAGACGTGTTATATCCATTATTAAACTATAAAAAAAGATATCCATCTTCATTTTGGACAAAAGAAAATTTAATCGAATACGCAAAGAAATTTATAAATGTTAATGAATTTAAAAGGGAATTTACTTGTGCGTATAGAATTGCATGTAGAAATGGGTGGATGAATGAAATTCGCCAAGAAATGAATTTAATATGAAAACACGTACACTATTAGTTGACTCATCATATCTTTTGAAACGTTCAGTGAATGGGGCTAAAGATATGGGAACATCTAAATTCGGGCAAATAGGTGGATTATATTCCTTCCTTACTACAGTTCGTATGCTAATTAAAAAACATAGGATAAACAAAGTAATATTAGCGTGGGATGGTGAGAATGGGGGTATTCAACGTCATCATATTGATATTGCATATAAAGCTAATCGCAAAAATAAGTCGTGGAATGAAAAAATTGAAATGTCTGATTTTGACATTAAAAGGGAAAGAGAAAAAGAGGAATCAATACTTAAACAACGAAAAAGAATTCAAGCATATGCCGAAGAACTATTTCTCAAACAAATCGAAATACCTGACATCGAGGGTGATGACCTCATTGCAGCATACTGTTTGAAATACAATCAAAGGGAAGAAATTTTCATATTTACCAATGACCGAGATTTCGCTCAACTCTTAGATTTGGATATTACAATATTATTTTCAAATATTGACCAACCAATTACAAGGGGTAATTATTTTTTTCATTTTAAGCATCACTATACAAATGCACTAATAATTAAAATAATTACTGGTGATGTATCTGATAATATAAAAGGTATTAAAGGTTTGGGTGAAGATACGTTATTAAGTCATTTTCCTGATTTAAAATTTAAACATTTTACTGTTAAAGACATTTGTAAAGGTGCTGATGAAATAAATAAAGAAAGGATTGTTAATAAACAAAAACCTTTGAAGGTATTTGAAAATCTATTAAATAATATTGATAGATTAAAATTAAATTATCTATTGGTTAATTTACGTGAGCCATTATTAAATGAGCAAGCAATAGAAGAATTAGAGCAATTGGATTTACCATTATCTCCTGATGGTAGAGGTAGCAAAAATTTATATAACATGATGATGGAAGATGAGTTTTTAACTGTATATGGTAGTACCTTCGTACAATATGTTGAACCATTTTATTCGGTTATTATGAGTGAGAAACAAATACTTACGGAGTATTATAAAATTAATAAAGGTAATTTATGAAAAATCCTTTCATTTTCAATCAATTCTATTTATATTTGTGTAGTATAAACAATTTAATAACTAAGTAACATGAGCGAAAAAGAATATAATAATACATTCAGGTTTACCTTATCACAAGGTGATATAATGTTATGTGAAAAAATATTCGATGCGGATAAGTTTAATCCTTTTACTCGATACTCTATTGATATTAGAGATATCTTGCCGAGAGCAATAACTAAGCTGCAAAAAACTTTATCAAAAAGGAAGTATGATACCCTTTGGGATTGTGGTAGAAAGGATGTTGCAATTGAAGGCTCACCAAGCCAATATTATGACATTTGTCAATATTCACAGGATATTATAAATTCTTATCCGGTTGAAATTCAAAACGATTTACAGTACAATCCACAATCGATAGTACAACAAATTGAAGACAAAACATCGAATGGTGTTGAATTTAAAACGATTCGTGGTGTAGAATGTAAAATTGGTTTTTATATTAACGATAAACCAATTGTGGAGAGATTATTCTATGTTGATGGATTCAATCCAGTATCAAGATGGTCTATAGATGTAGTTGATGCCGTAATTGAAATCGGTAACATGATTAATCAGAAAATCAAGGTTAGTGATGTTAAAAACATGTGGGATGATTATGACTTAATCAACGTAAGAGGATTATCAATCAATCAAATCCGAGAACTCTCAATTCCCAAGAGAGAAGAAATGTTGAGAAGACTTAGAAGAAACTAAGTCAATTCAAAAACAATGCAATTTTAGGGCAGTCACATATGTGGCTGCCTTCTTTAACACATCCATATAAATGAGTGAAAATACCTTTACAGCATATTTAGGTGCTGAATTTCAACAAAGATTAGTTTGGCAATTATTGGTTGAACCGGAATTTGCGGAAAAAACAATACCTGAATTAGCGGTCGAATACTTTGATGACCCAAATTTTAAACGATTATATTTAATTATTCTCGAATATTTGAAAGAATATGGTAAAGTACCTAATTTACAAAATCAAAGTATTTTACAGGCAATTAATGAATATAAAACACCGAATAATATAATTGAAGAAGAATCACTTTTTGCTGTAATCAAAAGAATTGAATTATGGAATGAGAGGGTTTTAAATAAACAATTATTGCATGATGGTGATTCAGTTCAAAAGGCAACCAACTTCTTCATCAAACAACAGGAATATAGAAAAATTGGTGAATTAATCTTATCTAAGACCAAAAGTGGTGAGATGAGAAATAAGCGTATTATGGCTGAAATTGAAGATAAATTTCAAAAGGTATCTACAATTGGAAGTGATGATGACGAAGGTACGGATGTTACGGAAGGAATTGAAAGAGCGTTAAGAAAAGAATTTAGACAAACAATACCAACTGGTGTCGAAACATTAGATACTTTAACTGGTGGTGGATTAGGTAAGGGTGAAATTGGTTTAATTTTAACTCCAAGTGGAGTTGGTAAATCAACATTACTTACCAAAATTGCAAACACTGCTCGTGAATTGGATTATAATGTATTGCAAATCATATTTGAAGATACTGAAGACCAAATTAAGCGTAAACACTACACAATTTGGACAGGTGTTAAATTAAGCGATATTGATGACAATAATGATTATGTCATTAAAAGGGTTAATGAAAAGATTGCATCGTTAGGTAATAAAGGTAAATTAATAATTAAAAAATTCAGTCAGGAAGATACTACAATGAAAGATATTCGTGCTTTCATTGCAAGCTATCAGAAAAAACATGGATTTAAATTTGATATTGTTGTTTTAGATTATTTGGATTGTTTAGATTCACATAAAAAGACAGCAGATAGGAATGAAGCTGAATTGGTTATTATCAAATCATTCGAAGCAATGGCTGGTGATTTAAATATACCATGTTGGTCTGCAATCCAAACCAATAGAACTGGTTTTGATGCTGAACTTGTTGAAGCACATCAAAGTGGTGGTAATATTAAAAGGATTCAAAAGGCACACTTCTTTATGTCTGTGGCTAAAACACCAGACCAGAAAGAAGCACATTTAGCAAATATTAGAATAATTAAGGCGAGGTTTGCTCAGGATGGTCAAACATTCAAGGATTGTATATTTAATAATGATTCAATGCAGATAATTATTAATGACGATAGATATGCAAGTAATAAATATAAAGGACTGAAAAAATACGGTGAAGCGGAAATAGAAAAACTGGAAAGTAAGACCAATGCAATACATGCTAAACTTTCAGATAAACTCGCTGAAGAACAACACAATGAAGCTGTGTTAGAAAGTTTGAAGGATTCATATCTAAACAATTTAAGTAAAACCAATAAAGAATTTAATGGTGCAATTGAAGGTGCTAATGAGGGAATAAAAACTAATGACATTGAAGAATTTTCAACACCATTTGAGTTGGATGAAACTTATGATGCTGCAAATGATGTTGTAGGTGATGTTGCAAATGATGCTGTAAGTGATGGTGTAAACGATGATGTAATTCCAAATTTAGGGTGGACTGGTGAAACGTTTACAACAGCCATTGAAGTTGAGGTTGTGAATCACAATTCAGTAACAATTAGTGAGAAGGTATATGTAACACCAACAAATGATTTACTGTTAATTGACCCGGATGCACCGGAACAATCACAAAAACATGTGTTTGATATATTAAAGAAATCACGTGAAGGTCAGAATGTTATAAAAAAAGAATGAAAATAATTATAAATTTATTTTGCTTATTGTGTAGCTTTTTGTATATTTGTACGTATTTATATTTTCAAAAGACGTTCTTAATCTAATTTAGATTTAAAATATATTGCGGTATGGAGAAGTTGGTATCTCGCCTGTCTCATAAGCAAGGAATCCCTAATAAGGTTTACGATAGTTCGAGTCTATCTACCGCAAAGTAATTAATGTTAAACTACCTGCACGTGGTAATTACTGCACAGTTGTAAAACTGACTAAATGTTTAACAAATATATCTTATTCCCAATTGTCCCTGTGAAAACAAACTTTTGGGTTTCGATGTATGCCCGGTCAAGCCTCTTGTGTAAACAACGTAACCGTGGCGAGTAATTTTTTGGTTGTTGGTATCAGAGTTTTTAGGTAAAAAACGGGGCATACCACCTAACATTTGAAGTCAACAACCTAATGGTTGACAGGTTATGAATGGTTTTTAATTGTGGTAACACAAATTTTTTTCGAAAAAATGATATTTAAACCCGTAGGAAATTTTCTTACGGGTTTTTTGTATTATGTATGTTTTAATTAGGATTCATTTGTATTTATTAGAAACAAAACCGACCATAAAAAGTCGGATTTGTTAATTAGGGGTACGGTCATATAGTTAGCCAAATCCTAAAAATAATATGAGTGAATAAAATTAAAACATATGACATTTTTTGCTCGTCCTGATTTATCTGATGTTCAATTTAAACAATTACCGGGTTCGGTTTTAACACTATCTGGTGAAACGAGAATTGCATCGCCAAGTGGTTTAACGCTTATTGGTGAATCAGGTAATTTCATTCCAATTAATCTTACTTCGGGTAATACTGATACTAACATATTAACTTATATTTGTGGTCAGATTATATTACTACCACAAACAGGTGGTGGTAGTGGTGGTAGTGGTGTATATAGTGGCGATTCACCTACAACATGTAGTGTTGGTGGGTTGGTATGTGGGTCTGCCATTGCAGGGTGTAGTATATCGGGCATTCTCGAACAAATTTTAGTTCCTGCAATTCCATTGACAACGAGTTTAAGTATTGCCACTGGTGGTAATGATAGACAATTCGGTGATTCTGGCGTTGGTAATTTATGTTATTCTGCAGTTAAGAAAACCAATCAAATCTGTTTCATTTGCTTAAGTACTGATGGTAGTGGTACATATGGATGTACAATACCTGCTGGTGCTGGAAATACATGTAGTGGTACTGTTTCATATACATTTGCACCAATATGCGCATCACCTACAAGTACAGGCTGTACAATTACTTCAGTTCAATATAAAATATGTGGTAAAACAGTATCTACAGCACCAATTGAAGTAAGTACTGGTGGTACTTTTATTACATGGAAAAATAAAACATTTAGTTTTGGTAATTCAACGACAACAATTAATAGTGCAACATTAAATGCATTATCAAATGGTATACTTTCAACAGGTAAGGCAATGACAACCACAATAACATTAGCTAATCAATTTTATTACTATGCATATCCAAAAACATTTGGATTACCAAGTTTTACAGTTAATGGTTTAGGAAATAATGCATGGGGAAATCCAAGTACCGGAAGTTTATCAACAATAACATATGTTAATTCGAATGGATATGGTAATCAATATTATGTGGCAAGGTCAGATAATAAAATTACTGGTTCGTACACTATTAAAGTATCATAATTTAAATTAAGAAAGATATGGCAGGTCAATATTATACAGGTACATTATTAGCTTCTACAATAGTTAGGGGTTCATCTGGTGATACATATGGTACACATCATTCAGTATTGGGTGTTGGTGGTTACATGGAGGTTGCAACAATTGCAGATAGAAATAGAATACCTGTTGATACTGTTAATGGTATCCATTATGATGGTTTATCGTCAGGTCAGCGTAGAGTGGGTATGCTTGTTCATGTATATGAAAATAAAATCGTATATCAATTACAACCATCTGTACCATACTCAACATGGTTAACATATACAAGTGGTCAGAAAATGGCTGTACTTGCAGATAATAGTAATTGGAAAGTATTTTTATCTTCAGGTGGTAGTACTGGTGGTGGTGAGAATATAAGTAAAGGTTTCATTCAGAATACTCCGGGTTTTGTTGTTGGTGATGTTGTTGGTTATAATGGTGTTGATTATCAAAAGGTTGATACCAGTTCTGCCAATACTGTAGAACCACTGGGTATTATAACTAAATTAGTTGGCTTAAATGGTTTTACCATAACATATGCTGGTTACATATCAACAGTTGGAATGGTTGATAATGTGGGTGGGGCATTAATTCCGGGAAAAGTATATTATTTAGGTAGTATTGGTTTAACACCCAATACAAATTTAACATTAGCTCAACCAGCAGGTCTTACCGATGTATCAAAACCAATGTTGGTTTCATTAAGTGGTGGTACTGGTGTTGTATTACAGTATAGGGGATTAACCAAATCTAAAGAAGGTGTTAGTTATGAAGTATTCACTGGATATACCGCAACAACAAAGGTAGCTATTGATAAAACAGTTAGTGGTGCTACAAATATTGGTTTTATGAGTGGTAAAACTGGTGTTCAACATATTAACATATTAACATCAGTTT